ACCACAAGAAACGTAAACGAGTATCAGCATCAGCAGTCGCAGCCATCTACGGACTACACCCGTTCGTACCAGCAGACAAATACGCAGCCGAACTTTTAGGCGACGTACCACCATCACCGATACCACCAAACCCAGCAATGGAACGAGGCAACCGTCTCGAACCGTTCGTGTTGCAATGGGCTTGCGACAAAACAGGTATCGCATACACCACACCAGAAGAAATGTTCGCCGCAGAAACACCCGAAGGCGCACGCATGATAGCCACCCTCGACGGCTTATACGAGAACGGCGACGACCGCAAGGTGCTAGAAATCAAAACAATGTCACGAGAATGGGAAGGCGAACTACCCGACTACTGGCGTATACAAGGAATCCAGCAAGCCATTTGCGCCGACGTAGACCTCATCACATGGGCAATATTCGACTCAACAATGGTTCTTTACATCCACGAACAGAAGATAACTGACGCCGAAAAGCAAGAGCATTGTGACGCTGTAGCAAAATGGCTTACATCTATCGACCTCGGCATTACCCCAGACGGTGTGCATTGGTCATACGAAACGATTAGCACCCGATATCAGAAGCCGACAGGTACAACAGTTGAACTGCCACCAACAGCATCAGAACTAGTGGAACAGTTGAAGCATGTGAAGAAGGAGTTGAAAGCGTACACAGAAATGGAAGACAGGTTGAAAGCCGAACTATGCGAAATGATTGGCTCCAACGAATACGCCACCGTGAACGGCACAGTCATCGCCACATGGAAAGGCAGAACATGGGCGAGCCTAGACATCAAAGCAATCAAAGCAATGGAACCAGCAATAACAGAAAAATACAGTAAGAAAGTAACAAACAGAACACTTCTCTTGAAAGGGGAAAAGGCATGAAACTAGAAGACATACTCACCAAATACGCAGTACCAGACCCGTCAATCGTCGGCAAACTACCGAGAGGTGGTATCCAACTTGACTTTGTAGGTCACGCAGAAATCACCCGCATTCTCATCGACATCGACCCGAACTGGTCATGGGAACCTTGCGGTTGGGTGAATGGCAGACCAGCAATCACAGAAGTAAACGGCATGGCAGTAATGTGGGCGCACCTCACCATCCTCGGGAAATCAATCCTCGGTGTTGGTTCTGTCCGTGCAGATAAACCTGACTTAGATAAAGAACTCGTTGGAGACTTTTTACGCAATGCCTCTATGCGGTTCGGTATCTGTCTTTCACTCTGGTCTAAATCGGAGTGGGATGATAACAAGTCAGCGGTAGCGGGGAAGCCACAAGCAGGCAAGGCTGTGGCTTCCACCGTGACCGACGAGAACGCACCGCTCACCAAAACACAGGTGAAACAATTCGTTGATGCTTGCGAGAAAGCAGGGTTGACACCTAGCGCAGTCGCAGACAAAGCAGGGTTGAATTGGGCTGGGCAAATCCTACAAAAAGACCTATCAACGTTACGTACAGCGTTTACCGAAATGAAAGGTGTAACCAATGGCTAACCATAGAACGGTAGACCCGACAGGGAAGACACGTTCAACCGCCATCATCGCTTTGCGTCTCACATCCGAACAAATGGATATAGTCAAAAAGTTATGTAAAGAACGTGGTGTTAATCGGAGTGCATTGTTTCGCCAACTGTTAGCAGAGGAGACGGCACGTGTCAAAGGAACGCGCTAAAGGAACCAGTTTCGAAACGTTCGTAGTGAACTTCTTGAAACAGTTTTATCCGCTCGCTGAACGTCGCACGTTACATGGAGTGAACGATAAAGGTGACATCGCAGGCACAGACCCACGTCTCGTTTGGGAATGCAAAAACCAGAAGGTTCTTAACTTCTCAACATGGTTGCATGAGGCTGAGACAGAACGTGTTAATGCTGGTGCGGAGATTGGGATTGTGGTGGCGAAACGTCGAGGTTACGGCAACCCATCAGACCAATATGCGGTCTTAAGACTAGAAGACCTTTTAACAATCTTGAAGAAAGCAGGCTACTAGTGGAAGACATCGCACGAGAATTGTACGAATGTTTAATGGAACGTATCTACGGTATGAACCAAGCACCTGTGAAGATGGGTGCGTCACCGCGTGAACGGTCAGCGATGGATGCTTTCTTGAATCGTGGCTACGAGTCTGTGAAAAATAATGATTGAACGCACCGAAGGATACCAACCGTCGCACGACATTAATCCGCATGATTTCAAAAAAGATTTAGCGTTCGGACATCAAGGCGAGGAGATTGTTACACAGTTTCTTTCCGATTTGAGTGACGGAGCGTTTGAAGTAAAGTATGACAGATTCCGTAACGGAAGAATTTTTGTAGAGTTCGAACAGAACCCACGAAACGCAGGCTGGAAGCCATCTGGTATAGCGGTCACTACAGCGAAATGGTGGGTGTACATGTTTGCACCCAACGCTTTCTGTATAATAGAACTCGGCAGACTTAAACGATATCTAAAAGCAAACAAAGAGAAACTACAAATCAAAGTCGCCGCCCCCAACTCGGACAATCCAGCGAAAGGATTCCTCATATACCCACAACAGGTAAACGAGTTGATGACCATAGCCACCTACGACTAGAGGATTAATGATTAAACATATACTTGCCACCGTGACAGGGTTACTGTTCTTGGGGGGGACTATCTCCGAAGCGAAAGCCCCACCACCTAAACCGATTACCGCAATGCAAGCAGTTGAACATCAAGTAAGGGAAGCGTCACCTGTGTTACCGATACCAGCCGAAGCATTCCACCCAGAATGGTGGGGGTTGGCACGGGAAGTAGGTTGGGCAGAAGACCAGATGCTCACCCTCGACTATGTGATTCATCGTGAATCACGAGGACAAACAGGAGCGTTCAACAAGTCTGACCCTAACGGCGGAAGTGTTTGCCTGCTCCAAATCAACAAGTTCTGGGTTAAATATCTACGCCAACACAATGTCATCAAACAAGCAGAAGACTTGTATGACCCACGCACCTGTCTTACGGCAGGGCTAACCATCTACCAGTACGGTATAGACCGCTACGGTTGGGGTTGGAATCCGTGGGCTATCAGACACCCCTGATATAGTGGACTTATGAAGGGAAGTAAACAAACCCGATGGTTTTGTGACCGTTGCGATATGACCTTGACTACATGGGTTCGTGTGTCTGAACCCCCGTTGCATTTATGCGACAACAAACTCTCTAATAAAAGAGAACCAGTAATACAACCTATGAAAGAGGTATCTAAATGAATACAATAACGATAGTTGGCAATGTTGGGAAACCTGTGGAATTAAAGTTCTCGCAGGGTGGTATGGCTGTAGGAACATTTACTGTTGCTACAACCAGCGGTAAGGATGATAAGAAGGTTACGGTTTGGCATAACGTGACTGTGTTCGGTCAGATGGCAGAGTTTACAGCGTCATCATTGGAGAAGGGTAGCCGTGTAATTGTTGTCGGCAAACTTGACATTTCCTCGTACGAGAAAGACGGACAAAAGAAATACACTACTAAGATTCTTGCCGATGAAATCGGTTTGACTTGCCGTTTCAACCCTGTCATGCAAGACAAAACCACACAAGTGGTAGCGAATGTTAAGAAAGATTTTGGGAACATCGGATTCTTAGAACAAGAAGAAGCGTTCTAGTGGACATAGTGGGGTTAGATTTCGACCAATGGTTAGAGATTGGTGTGCGTAGCGGATGGGTTTCCCCGCCTGTTTGCTACACACACGACGGTCTACCCACCTCGGTAACAGAGGACGCAGAGTTTGAAGACGGGTCTGACCCGTGTATTCATATCATGCGCTGTTACGAAAGCCAAGCACAAAAAGAAGCAATAGAACTGAACTATTCACCTGCGATATGGAGAAACAATTTCGATGATGAAGAACTGTGACGGCGCAGAAATACTATTAGAAGCACACTCGCTGATAACTGGCGACAGACAAAAACAGTACGCCCACCCGCTAGAAGATTACACACAAGCAAGAGATATCTTTGAAGGCATGACAGGGATAGCGCTCACCGTTGAGCAAGCCATCTTGTTTATGGTCGCAGTCAAACTGTCCCGTCTTAGGACAGCATTAGACGGTGACGGCTGGCATCATGACAGTATCGTGGACGCAGCAGGATATCTTGGGTGTCTTGCTATGGTCGAACATAAAAGGAGACAGCAATGAAAGCAAGACTGTGTTCATGTTTGGTTAAGCGTGTGCTACCGAAGAAGCCTGTTTGTGGGGAGAAGTTAGATGATTCAGAAGAAGACTGAAGAAATCATTAAAGGGTTACAAGATGAAGTGGCACGCCTCACAGCGTTGATAGAGCAACTGAAATCTGAAATTCATACAGCAAACTTGGAGAGGTTTAGGCGTGATTGACTTGAAACATTTGGAATGGTACGACGACGCGAGGTGTCGCGGTATGAAGACAAGTATCTTCTTCCCTGAAACTTCTGTCGGTGTATCCACCGCAGGTATTTATGATGAGGCAATCAAGGTGTGCAAGTTGTGTCCAGTTGCAGATAAGTGTTTGGCTTACGCTATGGAATGCGAAACGAATGATGTCCGCAGGTACGGTGTGTGGGGTGGGAAGACGCCCCGTGAGCGTGAGTACCGCAAGTATGGTGGTACGGGTGGCGGTAAGTTAATTGGACTTGCCCCGCTACAACGCTAGGGAAGGGGATACCTGCGGAGCAGGGCAAATCCAAACTTTAGTGTAACAGACTTCTGACTAGTTGTATCTGGTAGTTGTGTTTGTGGTCAAGAGCGCAAGCGTCGGTGTCTCTGCGTGCCTGATACTCGGTCATATATTGGTATGCGAGGTGCTGGCGTTTAGTCCACCGTTCGTTTGTGCCGTGTCCTGACCCTCGCCAGTAGGCGACAGGCTGGTTGCCTGCCATCTTCACGACGATGAAGTGGTGTGACGGTTCTATGTAGGTTGGTTCATGCTTGCGTGGTAGAAGTCGCTGTTTGATTTCTAACAGGATTTCTACCGACGGGCGTGTTGATATGAACTTGATAATTTTGTGGGTCATTGCTATCTTTCGTGAAAATAACACGCATTAGGAGCGCATTAGAGCGTTTCAAACGGGTGGGTATGGTATGTAGGTGCGGTCAGTTTCGTCGTCTAGTTCGGCAGTTTTGTAGTCTTCAAAGTCTTCGACCGTGAATGGTACTTCACGATTATTTTGATTGAGTTGTCGGACTGCTCGGACTATCTGCTCGTTTAGTTCTGATTCGTTCGGTGCGTACTCGCCATCACCGAGATAACCCCAGTAAGTTTCGCCTGTGTCTAGGTTCATGGTTGCACCATTAGGGAACTTCTCTCGTTCGGTTTCCACATCGTGATACCACAGTTGGTTGTCTGCGTCGTAAGTCAGGATGTAGTGGTGGACTGTTGGCTGTTGTTTCATTGTGCTATATCCTCTTCTAAAGGTAATACCTCGTTGGCTAAGTCAATTAAATAACCACCAATATCTGTGCATTCAAGTTCATGATTACCCGATTGAATAATTTCTTCCCATTGCTCATCGTTAATATCGCGGTCAAGTACATCCGCAAACCATTCTCTAGTCCAGTAAGCGATAATGATTTCTTCATCGGGTTTATGTTCTTTGAGATTGTCTATAAGTTCTTGAACTTTCATTGTGTTACCTTTCGTTTCGGTGTGCCGTTCATGTCATACTGACCTATCTCCACCCAATTAGATGTATCGGTGGACAGATATCCGTCTGAGTCCACCGTCTGCGGATAAGCGACCGCGTAAATGGTGCGGGGCTTCTGACCTACCGCATGAATGTTGATATCCCACTTGTCGTTATATGAATAGAACTCGTCAAAGCCTTCGTAGGCTTTGTCGTGGGTGACAAGCGCACTCAGATAGCCTTGCGTAAAGGTTCTGAGTAAGGCTAATTCTGTGTCGGTTATTGCTGTCTGTTTAGTTTGCATGTTTCCTCTTTCCATTCAAGGTATTTGATGTAGTTGGTGTCTAGGTCTGCGGGGTCTAGGTCGTTGAACCTGCACCACATTTCGTATGTCATTGGTTTTGTTTTTAGTTTCATGTTGTCCCTTCGTTGTTGTTAATCGGTCTTAAGACCTTGTGGGTGTCGGGGACTCGAACCCCGATGTCTGCCAGCCACCCTGCCTACTTACTTTGTTAGTTGCTCAAGCAATTCGGCGACATTGAACAGCCAATTTGATTGGTGTTCATTGCAGTTGTCTGCACTTGCCATATCCCTAAGTTTGTTTGCTAGGGCGTCTGCCTGTGCTTTGGTTGCTTTATCAACGAACACTCGTTCGCTTGTTGTAGTTGTCATATTCACCCCCGTTCCCCTTTCGTAACTTGTAGATACAAGTGTATCACACTTCATTACCCTTCTCAAGTACAATCTTTGTGAAATATGTCACACTGTAAGGTACGCCTAACACAAACAACCATTCGTGCTGTGACCTGCGTCACAATGTCAGGCTGACCTAACACAAACACCTGTTCCCTAAACATATGTTCGCTTACCCTTTCCACGCTGTTGGGTGATTAGCCCTACCTCGTGCCCGTCTTGCCTGTCTCACGCTACTGACCGCGAAAGGTGCTACCCACATGACGATTATCGCCACAAATATCAGACTCTTTCCCAAATTGCTATCCATTCTTCACCCCCTTGCTCGTCTTTCATGCGTTCCCTTTGGCATTGCTCACAAAAGAATTGGTTATCTATCGGGTCTATATATCCCTCGTAGCGGTAATCTCGGCAGTCAAAACATCTGCGTAACCTGTCATGTGCCATTATCTTAACCCCATTTGGTATTCGCGTTCTTGCTTCATATATTCCGAGAGTGGTGCTGTTTGTTCGCCTGCTTCCATTACAACCCGTGCGTAATCTTGTCGCTCGTCGTCTGTCATGTTCTCCCATGTGTAAACATCTTCATTAGACCATGTATCTATGTCTAATATCACTATGCTTTTGGCGTTACCGAACACGCCTGTCTCTGTGTCCACCCATAATTTGTTTGGGTAGTAGGTTGTGTCTCTGTTCATTGCTCGCCCCATTTCGCTAACTCATACTCTGCGTGCCACCCGTTAAGGCTCAGCCCGTAATGATTTTGTAGTAGGTCTTGTGCTACCTCGATAGCGTCATCGTATTCTGCGGTGACTGTCGTGGTTATCGTGGCGTAGTCGCTCACAAAAGTGACGTTCCATGTGTGTGTGTCGTTTAATGTGTGCGTGAAACTTAGTGATTCTTCGTGCATTATGCTGTCTCCAGTTCTGCTAGTTGTTTGCATTGTCTAACCTTGCAGGCGTGCGTAAGCCAATACTGCTCTAACGGGTCACCCCGATAGGCTTTGGCGCTACGCTCCGCGCGTTTCGCTTCCGCTTCGTACGCTTTTAATATCGCTTTTGTGTTCAGTTGTTTAGTACGTGGCATTATTTTGTCTCCTGTTTAGGGCAATCGGGAAACGGGTTTTCGTTGCCGTCGTTGTCTTCGCAGAAGCAATACCCAAATATCCCCACCTGTGTTGAGTGTGTGAGTTTTGCCATTTCTTCCCAAGACATTTCGTCTGTGTTGTTTTCATTTGCTTTAACCCAGTAGGCGATATATGCTTCTTCGGCGTTGTCAATATGTTCCGTACTCATTGCGTCACCTTGTCTGCCCGTAACTGAAAAGTAAGGTTCGCTAATCTGTCCATTTGCTCAGTTAATTCACCTTGCAGTTGTTTAATTTTGCTTTCGCATGATTCGATATCTATTTCTATGTAATGTCTTTCGACACTTTCCATTTCGTAGAAGAATGCGCTGTCGCTTTCGGCGTGTAGGCATATCGCTTTTATCGCTTGATTGGCGAGCGCTAACTGTTTGGTGGTCAATGTTTGTGAGCACCCGTACTGAGTTAGTTCACCGTGCCATTGCCCGTTCTTCTTAATTGCGTGCCCTGCGAATATCGTTTTGTCGTATCCGCCTATCGTGAGCGTACCCTCGCACCTCAGTCTGTCTGTCGTGGACATCGGGTGTACTTTCATTGTGCCCGATATCTTTGGCGCTTTAACCTTCACGATTAGGTGCTGGCTTGCGTTGTATCCGTTGTCTTTGTCTGTACCTATTGTTTCTACTTGCATTGTTTCCCCTTTTCTATGTTGTTATGTTATTGTATTACAGTTTAATCTCTGTGTCAAGTATCTTTATAGCGGTGCTTGCGTGCCATGTCTCACCGTCGCCTGCTATCGGCGTCACTTTGTAATCGAGGTGACCGTAGCGTGAGCGTGCGTCAAGGATAGTGACCACAAACTTTAGCGTTGTGCCCGTGACCGAGAGTAAACCCTGTCTACCGATATTTTCTTTTAGTTCTTGTGCGCTTGTCATTGTTTGCTCGCCATTTCTTTAACTAATTCGCCTGTGGTTAGATTGGTTAGTGCGATATAACCCTTTTGCCAAACTCGGCTTTTGCTTGCGTTGTCTAGTGTTCTAAATATTCCCGTATAGATTGCTTCTATGTCGTTGATATCTTCGAACCATACCGTTTTGACTTGACCGTTTAGTTTTGCTTGCAGTTGGTATCTGTTCATTGTTTCCCCTGTTCTGTGTTGTTATGTCTAACTGTATCACGCTTAGTTATGTTTGTCAAGGTTAATGAGTGTGTCATTTGTCACTCTTCATTTGCCCTACATATTCGCCTACTTTGTAAGCAAGATAGATAACCCCAACTAGAGCGAACATTACTATGCCCGTAAAATTGTCGTCTATTATCATGACGCGCTCCTTTGTTGCCTTTGTTTTCTTTGGTCTTCAAAGTTCTGCCACCATATTTGTTTGGTAGCACATTGCTTACACCTTCCGCCTTCGACCGTGCCTGCCTGCCAGACTGTACCGCGCACGATACGCCCGCACATTGAAGTCCACGCCCCCCATTTACCCTCTAATTGCTTACCGTAGACCACAAAGTGAGTGAGAGTTCTCTCGCTATGTGTCTCTGTTTCTATTGCGTATTGCTCCATTATTTGCCCCTTTTCTTTTGTTGTCACGACACTATTGTGTCGCTAGTCCCTAGTCCGAATCGAATCGGCACGCCTTAAACGCTAGGGGATATCTGCTAACCGTAGACCACCTCACCGAGTAGCACCATCTGCACGATACTGTCAGCGTCCAGCGCGTCTAGGTCGCAGTCTTCTGGCGGTAAAAGCCCCAGATAGACCCCTGACAACTTACTGAGCACCTCGGGGTTTATTCTTCCGTATTCGGGAAGAGACTCTTGGCTGAATTCTCCCTTGCCAACTTTTGCTACAAACTCGGCAATAATTTTTTCGTCAATTTCTAGCGGATAAATACTGTATCCCTCGTCTGAGTCTTCGTCTAAACGGTAGACCGTAGCCGAAGCGTAATGAACTTTATCGCCAAGTTCATAGTCCACGTTCTCTGAGCCCCATTTAAGCCCGTCTTCTGATATCACCCAACTAGCCATTCCACAATGCCCGCCTTCGTATGCGGTAACGAGAATATCGGCTGAAAAGTTGAGCAAATTTCGCTCTTCTATCATGTTTTCCCCTATCTGTATGTTTGTGTTCTTCGGTATCGCTACCTTGTGCCTAGCGCACCTGCGACGGTGCTACCCCAATATCGGGCTAGGCGATATTTCAGTGGCTATCTAACCCGCAAGCCTCTTCGAACTTCTCGCTATTAAACGCCATATTGTCATATGCGAGACACTCGCTAAATGAATAAATCATCTCGGCGAATTCGGCTTTTGCCGTTGCGCTTGCGTCTCTATGTTTTTTAATCACCGAGGCGATTAGTTGGTAATCTTTCCGTGTCATTGTTTCCCCTGTCTGTAAGTTTCTGACCTCGTCAGTCACCGCGTCACGGTGAGACCCCTCGCGGGGTTTCGGTCTAGTTGCCCCCCAATATGAACTTGTCGAGCGCTTTCTTCGTTGCTCGAGCACTCGACACAAAGCCGAGACCCATAGATTCCATGAACTCGCCCGCCATCTCTTTGCAACTGTAAAAGTCGGCGTCATGCCAAAGCCCATAAGCTTGCTCGGGCGACAACTCGACAAAGTAATGAGTCTTCGTTTCGCCCACTTTCACCGCGTCGAGGTCGAGCAAGTCACGGCTCGAGTGGTCCTCGATGAACCTCTTCGGAACTCGAATTCTTTGATTCATTCAATTACCCCTTTGTTTATATGGTTTATTTCCTTACCCTTACAGGGTACAGGCAGAAGTGCTTAGTGTCAACCACCAAACACAAAATATTTTAAGTGACACTTGTCACACTGTCAGGCAAACCTAACAAACACTCTACTACTTTACATAACTATTTGAACTTGACATAACTATTAGGCGACCTGCCAGAATTTCTACTATCGGCGTAGTGTTAATTATTTTGTGGTGATGTCGCCACTATGAGTGAGAATGTTTGTGTATTTGTGAAACATTTTTTGGGCGACGCTATCTATATTGGTAGTATTCCTATCTATTTGTTTTACTAACTAGAGCATATGCCTTGAC